CCTTGTAAGTAATTTGTCTAAAATTCAAACAGTTTTTCCAAGCATCAGGACACCACCAACCTGATGTGGGCATGACTCTAGTGAACTGAACTTCATCATAGGCTTCCATAACATGTTTTAACGTGGTTGTCCAAAGATTGTGTGCTGGTTCTTGATTTCTAGAGCCATATGAATTAGTATCAACATACATGTTACTGTTATCGCCGTTACCGGTCCAGTTGTCAAACCCCAGAAGATAAATCTGCTTGTGTCCATCAAAACAGGCCAAGTATACTGCCAGTGCACCAGCATCATAATGTATGTCTTGTGGCACCAGGTAAAATTTTTGTGGGTGTGCAGCTACAACTTCTGCATTTGCATACACAATGTTGTCTTCGCAGTAATTGCTATCTGCTATTTCTTCACTAATATTTGTCCCGGTGCTTACAAGAAACGTAGGAGCAAAATCTCTATATAGTGCATTACATCCATAAGTTTGTACTGCTAGGGCACCTAGTATACCAGCTCTATGATTTTTCAGTAAATTTAACTCATAGTTTTTTCTACTGTTACCGTTACCAATTATCACAGCTCTACGAGAAATATGTTGATTGCTGATAGCGTTAGGAATAAACTCTTGTGTATACTCCCAGCGACTTCCGCTCCAAGTAGAAGCAGTGGTCATGGTTTCTCCGTTATATTCTGCTCTGTAAAGTTTTTTTAATTTTTGCATTTTATTTTCCTATAACCCAAATGTCACACTTAAAACATCACTGTAACTTTTTGGAATAGCCGAGTTTGCCTGATAAGAAACGTTAGCCAGTGTAATGTCTCCAATTACTGAGAACGAACCTGTTTGTCTGTTCCAAGCATTCTTGGTACTTACATACACATAAGTAATTCCGTTTACTGTGGCCTGTTGCCCGTTAGTTGGTGAAGTTGGAAATGACATTATTGTTCCTTATGCGCCTCTAATCATGCAACCACTGAAATATGAGATGTTTTGAAAGGCTGTTGTGGTCAGACTGACACCGCTGGTCTGTTGAATGTAAATTTCAAAATAATCACTAGTGCCGTTAGCATAGGCAATATCCGTTACTGTCATGCTCCAGAAACTGGCAGCAAACTGTGTGCCTGAACTGTTCCAGCCACGAGCATACTCTGATCCATTCTTGTACAACACAATCATGCACTCACCAGTGCCGTTGGCACCATCTAAACGAACCGTTGCATTCAGCTGGTAATACCCTTCCACTGTGGGTGTGAAACGACTGGATGCAAAGCACCCATCTGTGTCAAATGATTCTGAACCAAAAGTAACCTTTTGTAAGCTACCACTGGTGATTGTTTGTGACCCTGAAGGATATGCTCTAAACGCAGGCCCATTCACTGCTTGTTTGCCGTTAACTTGAATCCCACTATTTGCACTCAATACTCCAACATCACTTAAACTGAGTAAAGTTGCTGTGTATGCACTGTTGACGATTTCTAAGAAACCGGTGCTGTTCAGGCGGAATGATTTGTTTGGGTTAGTGGCTCCGCCGGAAACATTAGTTACTTGTAAAAAATCAGCGTAACCTGTACCGCCTTGAGTATTGGCTGCAAATAATCGTATTCCTGCGCCAACTGTTGTACTTGGTGTATAAGTGATATTTGCGTAACCGTTAGTGAGCAGAAGATTGCCACCTAACACCACATTACCAGTAGAAATAATAGTATTGGCAGTCAATGTGTTTGAATTGGTTGTGATGGCCAAACTGCCTACATCTACCCAGAAGCCATTTACTCCATCGCTGGTTTGCCATTCATACAATATGTCTGTAGTGGTGTCGTACCATTTGTCCCCGTAGTTGGCACCTGTAGGTGCAGTGACACTAGTAGTATACTGAATACCAGTTCTAACCACTGCACTGTTACCGGTCCAAAAAATACCGCTGCCTGTGTACAATGCTGTGACTCTGGTGTTTTTGTTTAAATTCCAGGCGTCGCTGGAACTGAAATAGCTGATTTGAGCACCTGCTGGTCCACTTACACTAATGCCGGCACCGTTAGCAGCACCAGAAGTGGCTGCACCGTTTGCTAATGAAATGCTTAAATCTTCAACTGTAAGGGTAGCAGTGTTAAAAGTAGTAACTTCTCCTAATACACTAAGATTACCTAGAACAGTTAAGTCTGTACCAACAACTGCATTCTCACCAACATAGATATTGCCTGCAATACCAGCACCTCCTGCTACCTGTAATGCTCCTGTGGTGGTGCTGGTTGCTGCACTGGTAGCAGTGGTAACAATGTTACTGCTGGTTTCGGCTATGCTGCCTGCAGGCCCAATGGGGCCAAAGTTGTTTATGTATCCGGTTGGTGCGTAGGCACCCAACATGGTACGTTGAAAATTAACATACACAGTGGCACTATCACCTGTGGCCCATAAGTTGATATTACCGCTGGTAATATTGCTGGTAAATTCTGCAACCTCAAACATGCTGTTTGATTTAACACTACTATATTCATTATAGTAGACATTTGCTGTGTCGTTTACAGATTCAACAGTAACAAATCGGTATCTGTTGTTCACTTGATCTTTGGCAACAATATTCCATCGTATATAGGTGTTACCAGCGGCAGGCAAAGTATCAACTTTGGTCATAGCAGTTGAGACTGCTGTGTTACTCACATATATGGTAGGATTAACATTACCAGTCAAGGTCACAGGTTGATTGTTTGCTTCCCATTTTAACTGATTGGTATAGATGGTTGTGGCAAAAATATTACCTGCTGCAATCAAAGAAGTATTGGCACTAAAATAGTTTAGAGCGTCAGCGCCGGCAATTTCGTTAGAGTTGTTAAACTGAATATTACGATTGATACCTGCTGCGACTGTTGCAGATTCTACAAAAGTTAAATTGGTACTTCCTACTGTGATCGGATCTGGAGTGGTTAAACGCCAGTTTTTCCCGGCATAGGTGCCTTCTGAAATATTGGTTTGTAATCCCGCGGTTAATCGTTCGCCGTTGTTGGCATCAAAACTTCGTGCCCAGGTTCCATTGCTGCCTGTGCCCACTGTTTGAACAATGTAGATTCCGTTTTGACTACCAGTGGCTTGTCCTGCTACCAGTATTCTATCTCCAACCAGTAGGCTTACACCATCGTAGGTGCTTGGAGAACCACCGGATAGTGTGATATTGGTAGTTGTTACTACTCTACAGCTGGCCTTGTAGTCTGTATCAACAATGTTGCTATAACGTGGTCTAGTTAGTGCCATTACAATCTCAGATTATAGTGTATTTATGGGTAAAGCTAGATAACAAAAAAGGGCCCTAGGGCCCTTTTTTGTTCTTTCAATTGCTTTATGCTTGTGATTCAATAAATGTCAACTGAATGTCAACGTTTGAAGCAACTGCTGTAATTGGAACAATGTTAATTGCCAATACTTCGTTACCATTTGGATATGTGCCAATACCTGGCAGCACCATACTGGTGATTTCCTTAATTTGACTTAGATCCAAGTAACCAGAGTTGGTCTGTGTAACTGGTATGGAGAACAATTGTTCGCCACCAGTTGCAGCATGTGATGCTGCGCCTTCGCCAATTTGAATACCAGTTGCAGTGGTGTTTGCACCAAAGATTATTTGGCGCACACCAACCGGTGAAGCTGCTAGTGCATTTGGTACAAACTGTGTAAAGCTAGGCTGTAAGAACGTTGTAGTTGCGTTCAACGGTCTCCAGTTTGCACTTAACACGTTGGTTGGATTTAGAACGCCTTGTACCAAGAAACGTGCAGCAGCTGAACCAACGTTGATGTACATGCTCTGTAATAGAACCTGCGCACGGTTGATCAGTTCTTTGCCGCCCAGTTCTCCAGTTAAGGAGTTACTAATAGTTGGCGCCAGTCTCATCATAAACATGGTTTGTGGTACGCCTGCCACTGATGCCACTTGATAGTTGGTCACGTTGTATGTAAATGTGTATGTGCGGTCAACTGTAAAGCCACCATCCATGATCACAGCACTACCCCAGTGATTCAAGTCTGGACTTGCAGTTACACTCACTACCTTAACACCTGCATTTGCAGTATGCTCCATGCCAATACCTGCTGTGGGTCTACTTAAAGAAACATTTGCAGAGGCGTTGGTTGCATCGCCGGATATAGCAAGGAAATGATGATGACGATCTTGATAAACCACATTGGTCCAGTTACATGCTGTGGGCAATGTACTGGCCACCCAGGTCGCGCCTTGATCCAAACTATAAGCTGCCACAGTGCTTCTATCATTAGCAACAGCTACCCAGATACCATTGGAGCCATAAGCCACACGCTGCCATAAGCTGCTGCTTGGCAGTGCGCCGCCTGCTGTCCAGGTTCTACCACCATCCACACTGATTGCTGAGTTGGTACTGCTGGCTGCCAGAGCAATGAATCTGCCAGTGTTGCTATAGCTGTTGTAACCATACCCAATACAGGTCCATGTGCCTGTGGCTGGGAGCGTTGCACTACCCCACAAACTAACCACATTCAGTCCTTGGTTACCGGAGTCTGGTGCTGAGCTTAGTCCTTGAATTGCAGGACGCACATTACTGTAGGCAGCAGTGGTTCCGCTGGTACTGCTCACTGCTGCTACCATCCAAACGTTACCAGTGTTACCTTGGAAGATTGGGAACAAGCCACCTGCTACCCCACTCCAGTTACTGCTACTTGGCAAGTTTACCTGACTGAAACCTACGCCACCGTTGGCAGAGAACAAGCTCACGGCTGTTGTACCAACTACCACAAAGGTTCGGTTTACTACACAGACGTCTGTGTACGATTGACTGGCCACGCCTGTGGTCACTGTGTTCCAGGATCCGCCTAGATTCACTGCATCTTGCCATTGTACGGTTGTACCGCTGGTGTTGCTAACTGCAACAAATCTTCCTCGTTGTCCAAGTCCCATGTCTGGAGCATACGCAACTGCGATCCAGTTTTGACTGCTGGCCATGGTTCCTGATGCTTGCCAAGTACGACCGCCATTGTAACTGACCTGTGCTACTGTTTGCCCGAACCCAACTGACACCACATTACCGTCACCTTGCGCCAGTCCTCTCCAATTGCCTGCGGCTGTAAGCTCGCTGGTTGCAAATGTGTTACCAAACACGCTGATTGGCACTTGCCATTGAGCACTTGCCAAGGTTGTGAACATGCCTTTGCCCCAGCAGACGCTGGTGTAGCTGCCTGCTGTGTTTAGTGTACCACTTAGCCAAGTTGGAGCTACCCCTGGGCCAAGGTTATGTGGATTGGTCATGTATCCAAATGTTGTGGTTGATGCGGTATCGCTCACAATCATCCATTGACCTGCTTGTCCAACACTTGGCACTGCGGTGTTGTTCATACCATAAATTTCGCCCCAAATAATGCTGCGCCAGCCTTGGGTAGCCGGCAGTGTGGTAGCTGCCCAGGTTGCCACTGCGGGATTGCCATGAATGTAACTGCCCACTGTGCCTGCTGTGCCCCCCAATCCACCAGCAATTGCAATCCAAGTATTGTTGCCAAATGCAACATCGGTGTATCCACCTGATTGCAGTGCGCCTGCTAGCCAGGTTACACCACCATCTGTACTATAGTTGAATATTGTAGTAGCGGTAGTCATGTTGGCGCCGGCACCAACTGCACAGAAGTAGTTGGTTCTTGCACTCACATTGTTAGTTGTAACTGTAAGATTGCCTGTGGTTTTACCAAATGCCACTGATGTCCACATCTGAGAAGCTGTTAGTGCACCACCTGCGACCCAGCCTGTACCAATCACTTTTAGATAAGCAGTAGCAGTGCTTACAGTTCCTAGTCCTGACACAGCCACAAACACTGGCACATTGTTTTGGTCAAGTCCGTATGACAGACCTGACCATTGTGCAGTGGTAGGCAAGGACAATGAAGTCCAGGTCAACCCGTCATCTTGTGAGTATGCGCTCACAGTGCCGTTGGTATTAGAAATAGCCACAAATGTGTCTATCCCATTCAGCTGACCATATGCAAGGTTAAACCAATTGCTGCTGCTTGGCAGATTTCCGCCGGCAACCCAGTTGTGTCCATCTTTACTGTATGCAGTGACTTGGCTGCCGGCGCTGTATCCTGCAATTGCCACCCAGGTACCTGTACGTGGATTAAATGCTTGCGCTGCCCAAGGTGCATTACTTGGCATACCACGAGGACTCCATGCTACACCAGCATTACTACCTTTCCATAAGCTTCGTGTCTCATTCATTACAAAATTGCTCAGCGTTGCGCCGCGCGATAGTCCAGTGATGTTACCGTTTGCTTGCCATACACCAGTGTAGCTGATCAGTTCATTATCAATTTGTACATGCACTGGATAGGTAGCATTAGCTGCTGGAAACTCGCTTACATCATACAGTTGTATTTCTGTGGCATCAGGAGTTACTGCTTTACTGGTCCAGGTACGAGCACCTTTGTTAACTGCCTGATAACGTGCTGGCAAGTTACCAGTGCGCATGTAGGCTTCGTCATTGATGTTGTTGCCTTTACTGCGATGTGCCATGAGCATTTTACCATCAATACCGCGCATCATGTAGTCAACAAAACCAGCACCGTACCAAGTGTACTGAATGCCAATCATTTGCATTCTTTTGAGATCCATCACGTAACCGCTTGGGCCAGTTCCATCCATTCGGTCTAGATTGAACTCGTGCTGTGGTGTACGCTCTTCACTGATTCTGCACAGGCGAGTGTCAAATGCATTAGCTACCCCGCGATATACCGGAGTGATATACATCATGTTCTGTGTTACTACATCGGTGATAGTGTGTGTCATGCCCTTGATCACGATTTGATCGCCTGTTGCCAGTTGATCAATCCAACGGCAATCTTTATCTCCAATCAAGAGATTGCTGTTTACCGCTACAGTTGCACGACCTGCTACATCATTGGTACTGCTGCGCTTTACTGCGTAGAATGTAGACCCATCGTATTCATAGAATACTCCGTTACCGTCATCAAATATACCAGAACGCACTTTGCTACCGTGCCAATTAACAATGGTCAATCGTGGATATGTAACGCCCTGATAATCAGTGGCCTGTGTTCTTGTGCGAGTGAAGCTAGGATTTACTGATCCTAGCACATCGGTGGCTAGTACTGTCACTTGGTTGTTGTTAGTCACAGTGTTCACACGATAAAAAGCGTTATATCCAGATGAATTAACTCCGAACAGTTGCACATTTGCACCAATCTGTAGCCCATGTTCATTTTCTGTGGTAATTGTAATAGCACTACCAATAGAAGTTCCTGCTGCAACAATATTGGCAATCTGGAAGGTTGGCATAAACTGTGTACCAGAAGTAAACATTGTGCCTTTACCAGATTGGTAACGGAAGTACTTCTTGGTCTGACGTGTCATTTCATAACCGTGTGCTGGTGTGTTTGTACCAATGTTATTGCCACCGTCAAATGGACGATGTTTTACCAGTCCAGTCGGGAACATGGTAACGTTGGCAAACAGCTCGGATCCTACAAAAGGAGTACCTGAGTTAATGGTTTGCAAAGTAGGAATAATTAAATTGGGTTTGCCTATGTAAGTAAAGCTCTTAGGAGTAGGAGTACTGGTGATTACAAACTGTCCAGTACCGCCCTCGTAAATGTTGGCGAACTGTCCTGTACTTTGGGGACCGGTTCCTAGAATCACTTGCACAGCCTGTCCAGGAGTTAATCCATGTGAATAAACTGTGTTCACAGTCACCAGACTTGGAGAACCCACATTAGATGTTACGTTGGCTACCACAATGTTTGCACCTGTGTAAATACCGCCGCGACGTAATACAGCCTGTTGATCATTTGAATTCAACTGGTGTCCTGGTAGTTGATTCAATTGTACTTTTGGATAATATCTTACATAGTTTCTGTCGTTGATAGTGTTAAAATATACCCCTTCAATGTTACTTACTGTAACAGCTTGACTGAAGTTCAAGGTGCTCACATAGCAGTTGGCCACGTTGGAGTTAGAAACCAGCCCAATTTCGTGGTTAGGAACATAACATACCACTGACTGTGCTGAAGTGTTTCCTGCTACAAATGCACCTGTGAGCATGACCACTAGACTACCAGGGCCTGCGGCACTCAGCGGTCTAGTACCTAGTCTGCCTCGTTCAATCACTTGCCCAGTTAATTGTAGAGGATTCACCGTGGTTGCACGAACAATTTCAATGTTGGCTGCATCCATAACAGCAGCTGAGTTTGCTGTGTGGTTAACCTTGAACACAATTGAGTTTGCACCAAACGTTGGGCTGGCATTAACGTTAAACCATGAACGTGTTACTGTGAACTGGTTATAGCTATCCACACTGTCAATACGCATGGTTTCAACGTTGGCATTAGCATAAGTGGTTGACCCTGCTAGAATACGAATCTTTGAGCCAATTGGTATGGCTGCATTTGCACTATTGGTTCCCCATAGGTTACGTGCCACTGTTGCAGTAGTGGTTGTACCGCCTGCCACTGCCATGGCTTCCCATACACCAAACTGTGCTGTTTCAACCAAAACAATAGCATTGGCAGTTAAAATTGCAGCGTTGGCTGCTAGAGTGGTCACACCGGCTGTGACAGCAGTAGTAGCCACAGTACCAATAACCTTTGCTCCGATACCTGCTGCATCTGCGCCTTCACCTGGCATTTCAACCACGCAGGCAATATCACCAGGACTCCACCCTGCGGTATTGCCCACAGTAAAGGTACGCTGATACATACCACCAGTTTTTACTGTCACTGGTAGATCGTGTGTGATAGATGTTGTACCTGCTGCGCAGTTTGGCTGTCCAGCTTGTCCTTGGGCTACTATCATGTAGTATCCATTGAGAATCGCTCTTGGACCATTTTGTGTTAATGTGGCTCCTGCCACATCATAGCCCTGATTTTGGAAGCAAATATTGTTCTGTTGAGTTCCAGAAATAAAGGTACTAGCAGCATTGAGACCACCGCTGACAAATGTAGCATAACTGCCCAAATTTCCGCCTAGCGTTAAATCGCTACCAGGCAGTTCGTAGGTACAAGGCATGTCATTCATGGATGCAAAACTCACCCACTTGGTTGGCTGCATACCGTATTCAAAGTCCGCATCAATTAGTGACTGTGGTGCGGCGATTTTCATACGCTCAACAGCGTCAACACCAAAATCATATGGACGAATTTTTAACTCGTCGCTTTCAACAAAGATTTGCAACACATCAGCAGCATTATGCGAGCTGGTATCAAATGTCAAGGTAACTGTAGTATATCCGTTATTTAGACTACTAAAGATAGTTTTACCAGAACTTAGAGCAGTGCCTGCAGGACTGGTAGCAGTAGCATTGGTATTGTTGGTATACGCAATACTGCCTCCTCTAGTTGGATCACCAAAATTGTAAATCACAGTGTTACGTGTGACGTTTGTGATCATTAGAATGTCACCAAGTTTGTAAGGATCAGGAATTACCACTGTTCCAGAATTTGCTGCGCCTGGTGTAAAAATATAATTTTTAACTGATTTTCTTGCCATCTTTGTCTACCTTGTAGTAATTTAACTATTTATACTCCAAAAACCACCGCTATGTTATCTACATAGCTTTTTGGAGTCACGCTGTTTGCACTGTAATTCACAGTGGTTGTGTTTAGAATTATGTTTCCAGAAGTGGTTATATTGCCAGTGGTGCCGTTGATGCTCACGCCACCAACGTTCACTCCTACATCAACTTCAAAATATGAATTGGCCATTTGTGTTTCCTATACCTTATTTACCTTATACACCCATGTAATCCGCTTTATACTTCACATAATTGCTGGTATAGGTACCTGTGTAATAAACATACACATTGCTACCCACTACTGCTGCGGTTACACTGCCCAGCCCTGCGTTGCCTGTGAATATTTTGTTGTACTGTGTACGATATGCAGTTGTGCCATCATGTAATACCATGATTTCGCTGGTTTCGTATTCGCCAAAATGCTCTACACTTATAACATATTTGGCACTACGAATTTGAGTTTTGTCAAAACTGTCCACAATGGTCTGACTCTGTCCAACTGCAAGATTGGCAGGACGATACAGCAAAGCACCATCGTTTAAAAATTCATAGCGCACATTTGCTTGTGTTTCGCCTGTGGTAATCTTTAAACTTTCGTTTTCTGTTACCACGGTCACATAACCCAACGGTGCGCTTAGACCAACCACTTCGGATGTGAGCGTGACCGTGCGAATGTCAATTGCATCGCCTACTGCTGGTGCTTCAGTAAACACCACTGTGCTATTTCCCGAGAAGGTGTTGTAGGCCACGCTTGGATGCTGCACCACACCATTTAGTGTTATAAATGTTCCGTTAGTAGTAGCCGGACGGCTGATAATAAATTCTGTTTGTGATCCGTTACCAGAAAACTGATCGTCGGTTACCACGGTAAGTGCAGATGTCTGCGGACTGTACCATTGAGTGCCTGTGTAATATTCTAAGTCAGCTGTTAGACTGTTGAATCTAATCATGCCTGCTGTAGCAGAACCATAGCCTTGAGCCGCACCTGGTCGCTGTGCAGTGGTACCTACTGGTATCATCAAACTGTCTGTACTATTGATCTGTAGTTTTGCCCCTGTGACTAGATTAGCACCAACTGCACTGTTACCAATCAGCACCTGATTGTATGCACTTCTAGTATTAGCCCAGATCAAGGTGGCATCATTTCCACCGCGTACTATGAAGTCACGGTTAGCATTCTGCTGATCGTTAATTCTTGCACCTTGACTTACGTTCAGGTTTCCGCCAATGCTGGTACCACCTTGCACATACAGTGCGCCTTCTGTGGTGGTGCTGCTGGTTGTACTGTTTGCAATTGCCACTTGTCCATAGAATGTGGCAATTTGGTTAGCGTCCACTCGCAGTGCCAGTGTGCTTGCGCCATCGTCACGTTTGGTCCACAGTTGCGCTTGGCCACCAATTCCATTGGACGCGGCTTCGGTTCCATCAGCTACAAACCTCCAGCTTGCTGTTTCTTTGTATCCAGCAGTTGCGCCGGTGTAAGCGTATGCTCCAAACACACCATTGAAGTCACCTGTTTGAACATTTGCAGGCGCTGTACCTGTTCCACGACTGGTACTTACTGTCCACCCTGGAGCTTGTCCAATGGTGTTGGCAGCAATAGTACTTTGTGGGTTATAGGCATCACCTTGATAACGAATATTAAATGTATCAGTTGGAGTTTGTGTGTCACCTGCTACACCCACACTCAACATGTAGCCACTGAATGTGTTAGCAGTAACTTGGAAGTTGAAGTTTTCGTTGCGTTGTGTAATTGCCAGGTTACTGGTAGCAGCACTGTCAATGAACAATACACTGTTACCAGTGAAACTTGTTAGTTTAAAATCTGCATCAACATTGGCACTGGTAAATGTAGCCTGACGAGGAGTTGTGTTACCAATGTACACATTGTCCATGTTGCTGCTTTGGCCATTGGAACTCTGCGGACTGATCTTAACTGCACCAGTTGGGCTTAGATTAGCATAACCATTGCCACTAAATTCTACATTACGACCTTGCGGTGTGGTGCTGGCCAATACAAATAGATCTTTGAAATAGCCAGTGCCCGGTGCACTGGTACCAATGTTCATGTTGTTGATACTGCCAGTTATACCAGCTGGGTTGATTGTTACCAATCCACTGGTGCCAGTTGGGCTAAAGGTAATTGCAGCATCTGTGCCAGTTGCACTAATGCTGTTGTCAACTACAATACTGTGCAAGTAGCTGAGTGCCCCAGTGCCAATACCACCTTTTACAACCAGTGCACCTGATGTTTGACTACCGCTGGCAGTGGTGTTACTTAGCCACAGGCTACCAAACTGCACATTACCGTAGGTGCCTGTGTGTACACCGCTGGCTTCTGTGCTGTTTTGTAGCCACACAAAGTTTTGAGTGCTGTTTTGAAATCCAAAGAAGCTGTTCTGATCAGTGCCTTTATAATAATGAGTTCTTATACCAACGTCACGGCCGTCATCCACAGTCAACGGTGCTAGGTTAGCAAACGTGTGTAACTCAATAATTGAATCTTGCACTGTTAGGTTTTGCGAACCAATGGTAACTGTGTTACCTAGCACACTCAAATTGCCTTGTACTGTTAGGTTACCGCCCACATAGCTGTTACCGCCCACTCCAATGCCGCCATACACAATCAATGCACCTGTTGCAGGACTGTCTGACTGAGTGGTTGCAAAAATCTTGGTTACACCAGTGTCTGTGACCTGAATACGACCAGTACCTTGACCGTCGCTGATCAAGATATTATTGTTTACAGTCTCAAGACCAGTCATGGTATTAGCACCAAGCACCACATTATAATCACCAGTGGTTATTTGGCTACCAGCATTGTAACCAAACAACTGGTTATTAGTAGCCGAACTTAGCAAGTTTAGACCAGCTTGCGAACCAATCGCAGTTGTTTGTTGACCGGCGCCACTGTAACCAGCACGATAACCAATCAATGTGTTCTCAGTTGCATTGTTATTTGTGTTGCTTGCTTCGCTGCCAACAATCGTGGACTTGGTACCAAATATTGTGCCGCTGCCAATCTTCTGACCAATTAACACACTGTCTGCTGCTAGGTATGTGGTCGCTGTATTGCCTGCTAGAACAATAGAAGTTTGTGTAGCGTCAAGAATCACACGAGCACTGGCCACACCAAGTGCGCCACCAATGTTCAAGTTGCCACCAATGCCTGCGCCACCTTGCACAGTGAATGCTCCAGTATTGGCTGTTGTGCTGTTTACGCCGCTAACAACAAATGTGTTACCCGCAGCATCAATACGAATACGTGGTGCACCTGCACCATCAGCAATAACCACTTGGTTGTTTTGATCAGCAATTACGTTACCGTCATATGAACCAATGATAACGTTATAGCTGCCTGTGCTGATCGCATTACCTGCAAATGTACCAAAAAATTGGTTATTGGTTCCAGAAACAGAACCACCTGCCATATGACCAACCAAGGTGTTGTCTGTACCTGGAGCAGTATTGCCAGCACCTGCACCAAACACAGTTGACCGATCGCCAATGCTGGTACGTCCAATTGATCCGCCAACTGCTGTTACATTTGTGCCTAATCCGGTGTATAAAGTACCATAGCTTAGAGCAATGGTATTTGGTTGTGTTGTTGGGGCTTGTATGTAAACGCGGCCGCTTTCAAAACTGGCACTGGTTCCAACATTCAAATTGCCGCCAACAAAGATACCGCCTGACCCAGTTACATTCAACGCACCCACGTTGGCCAGTGTACTGTTGATATTATTGTCAATTAATACTGCTGCATTGCCTGCAGGCAACCAGATGCTCTTTAAACGATCTGGTTGAATATAGATATCTTTGTTTGTACCACCAAAGGTGTGAATTTCTGCACCTTTGGCACTGGTTGTTCTTAGAGCCAGAGCACCATTATTATTGGTATCAGTAATCATGAAACCATAACGTGTGCTGCCCAGTTGTGTAATCTGTAAGACTGGAACATTACTGTCAATAGCAGTGAGCCCACCAGTAGCACCAAATTGACTGCCTGTGCCTCCCACGTTAAGGTTAGCAGAAATACCAGCGCCACCGCGTACTTGAAATGCACCTGTATCTACATTCACACTGTTCACACTATAAGCGTCAATTATGGTATTACCAATAATCAAGTTTGCATAGGTAGTATTGTTGATACTGCCGGTAGTTGTACCAGTTTCTGATGTTAGTACACCTGCAAAACCCACGTTGGCTTCGCGCCAGATCCAGGCTGCATTTATTGGATTTAGATTTCTGTTTACCAGCACACCTACATCATAACTTGGAGAACCCACATACCCGTTGTTAAAAATCACCAACGGATCATTGATCAGTGTGTTTACGCTGTTGATTGTTTGAGTAGTACCGGAAACGCTGAGATTTCCGTTGATTGTGATGTTAGACGCAATGGTAACATTGGGGTTAAACAGCGTGCCCACAATGGTTTGAGCTGCAATTTTTTCGTTTGCAAATATGGTTGCATCAGTGATCTGATTGTTTTTTATTCTGGTAACGGCCATGAACCTAGCTCCTGAAAGGACTCAATTTTAACTATTTAGCGAGATTTTGGATTCTACAACTCTACAGATAAAAATCGCAATGTACGCAGTTTACTGATCGTTGAAATAGGTTCTGCCCAGCTTGACCTGTGTAGTGCCGGAGCCGCTGACAGCAGTTGCTACCAGTCTAACCACACCCAAGCCATCTATGGTCACGCTCCAGGTAACCAGATCTGTTTGAGTGCCAATTCTAGTTTTGGTCGCGGCTTGTACATTGCCAGATATGTTGTTGTGAACTAGATATATTTCCCCCACTTGGTACTGTGTTGTGGTGGCATTTTTTACAGTGAAATCATATACTGCTGAACGATATTGTGCAATACTAAAGATATCCACAGTGGTTCCGCCTGTGGTCACGTTGGTATATGTTGAATTGATGAATATGGGATTTGATGCAAACGCTATGCCTGCCGCTAAAAATCGTACTTCAATAATGTCTGTAGACAAGGGCACTTCGGTTAAAGTAAGTGTGGTACCTGCGACGGAGTAAGCACTGCTAGGTGCCTGTATAACACCATTGATACTCACTAGAATTGTGTCTGTGGTAGCACCTTGGTCCAGTGTGAATGTGTTATCTATTCCGTTAGGAATAACAATTTGACTAGACACAGTGTTAGCAGCAGTAGCATTATCCCATTCTGTACCAGTATACCATTCAATTGTGCCTAGTTCGCTGTTGAAGCGCAGATCTCCTGTCTCTGGTATAGGCGGACGTTCTGCTGTTAGTCCAACTGGTACCAGCAAAGAAGATGTGGCATCTACTCTAATTCTATTTTGCAATGCAGGATTTAGTATAATTTCTCCTGCTGAACTGTTCACTATGTTATCATATATGGAAAGATCGCCAATAAAAGCAAAGGTGTCAGTAAATCTCGCTATCTGAGTGTTGTTCACAGTAATAGCCACATTAGCTGTGCCTAGTCCATTATCTTGCACAATCACTTGACTAGACGCCTGGAAAATCCTATTGGTATTGGAAATAACCACACGATCGTCAACATACTGTTTGGTAGCTGCATCTGCACCATTTACTGGAGTATCAATATTTGATATTCTATGATTGTTTACACTTACAGTGCCCAATCCATCAGGACTTATAATTATATCAGTATCTACTCCAACTCCTGATATGGTTTGACTGGTGAATTGAATGCCACCAAGTCGTGTAATACCTGAAGATGTAAAAGTAGATCCGTCATACAACAATGCAGATGAAGTAACTGCTGCGTTTGAGGCGCTAGTATAAAGCACACGATTAATTGGCTGTGATGCTATTTGTACATTATTTGCACGAAATACCGAATTGCCTTCAAAAAATCTTATACCTGGACTCACATACAACATGCTGTTGGCTGTAAAATAAGGCACACTAGCAGGTGCGCCAAAGTTGTAAATGAATTCTCCGGTAATATTCAAGTTGGCATAACCAACGGTACCAGCACTTTCAATACTTGTGGCATAGAATGTGTTATTGCCGGTAAAGAACAATAGATCAGGATCGTCGTTAAGTCCGGTGCCATCGCTAAAAACAATGCGTCCAGGAGTAAGATTTTGAGCTTGGAGCGTATTAGCAGTTAATTTGCCTGTGGTGTTAGCAATGGTAAATTGTGCGGTTGATGGAATAGTGGTACCAATGTCCGTGGCATTGATATTTCCTTTTACTACATTGACGTTGGCAATTATGGTTTGCCCAGTTCCGTTGGCTTCTAGATACAGCGGTTGATTAACTGCGCTGGTCTTTATATAGGCATTTACACTGATATTACCTTCTACTGTTAATCGTTCAGTTGTGGCGCTGGTATTCACTCCCATACGGAAGTTACTAAAATCTAAATATACCAGTGTTTGTGTGCCAGTGCCCGGATCTGTTACAAAGTTTAGATCAACTCCTTGACGATCCAGAGTTGAAAGTAACATGGGTCCAGCAACTCGTCCAATAGCCATTGTGCTCTCCTACAAGATTATTTATTGGCTATCAAATGGTGTCTGTACTTGGCAAATTGTGCAGAATGATTATGGTTTGTCCTAGCGGTGGCGGACTGGTAAATGTAACAGTGGTAGTGCCATTAAATGTATAGGCCACGCCTGGATTTTGAAAAATGTTGCCTACATAGATAAGCACTTGTGTTTCCAATCCAGCAGCATAGCTCTTGCTCATGGTAAAAGTGGTTCTAAATCCATCTGCTGCTTCAAGATTGGCTCCAGGTGAAGCAGCTCCTTGACTGTCCTTGACAATTTCACTCGCCCCCACCTTGGCTATGGTGTTCCAAGTTGAATTATAGTATACTTCTACCCGAGTGGTATCTGTATTAAATCTAAATAGACCATTAACTGGTGTACCTGTTCTAAGCGCAGTTGGCCCAAACGGCATTCTAGTTGAGTAGCCTTGACTTTCTATTTCGCGATTTTTTAAAAATCTTCCCATGTTTAGATACCTGTATAACTAGTTGTGGCAACCACTGCACTTGCCACACTGCTGTTTGCCGAAATAAAATCACCATTGTTGAACAACAATCTTTCTGATTCCATCACATAGGTATCATAACCTGCGATACTTAGATTACTATAGATAATGTTATCGCCGCTGGCCACAGATCCTGATGCCACAACAAACACATTCACAATCACTGCGTTTGGGGTTTTATTACAAAGATATGCTGTGGTAACAGCACTATTGCCAGCTGACGTGTAAATAGAACTGGCTACTGAATCTACTAACGTTGAATTAAAAATTGACATAAACTGTTACCTTAAAATATTATACTGTAAACCACTGCCCTAGATTTACTAATGAGTTCTTGATTGGTAATTCCTTCATCGTTGGTGATATATAAACCGGTGCCACCGGTTCCAACATTTGATGAGACTAACACATTATAATTGTCCACAACAGACGGAGTAGGGAAGTTCGCAACTTTTTTGATTTGAATGTTTCCATCTATGCGCAGAGCATCAGTTGGGTCAACATATACTAAATTTCCGTCATTGTTTCTAATTGCAAAATTGGCAGTGTTAAGATTGGCCCCTAGCTGAGGATTCAAGTCGTCTACAAGTCTGGTATTTCCTGTAGTGGTTGCCACTACATCGTAATAGACACTACCATCATTGGTGATTTGCCAATTTTGTGTGCCTTCGTTCCAGCGTACCTCAACATTTGGGCTGGTACCTCGCACCACGCTAATACCAGCATTTAAAATAGGAGCACCAGTAACACCTTTATTCAAAGTAATTGTATTATCATAAATGTCTGTGTTTGTGGTACTGATTGTGGTTGAACTGCCTCGTGCAAACAAATTACCATTGATGATTACATTACCAGAATCCAAAATAATAGGATCTGAAGCATTTATTGTGCGAATCACATAAGGACCGCTGGCGTTTTTTATGATACTCATAGGAAATTTACCATTTGCTTTATTTATACGATTTACGTGCTCAAAAGAAAAGAGGGCGAACCCTCTTTTCTTATCTTACAGCAATTAAAATTACAGACTAGAAACAACCACGGTAATATCAGTTGCCGATACATTGGCTTCTGCGCCGGTGGTCAATGTCCATTTGTAGCTTTGCCCAGTTGAACTGTATACCTTGCGGTTTGTGATTTTAGCCACGTTGAATGTGCTAGCATCAGCAAATGTGGCTGTGATAGTCATTTGTCCACCTGCATATGGATTGGCATTTGGACTTGTGATTAGTTTTAATGTTTCAACAGTTGAACCAGTTTTGCACACAAATGTGCGAGCACCACGTGCTTTTACGATGTCTGCTGTTAGTACTCCAACACTGCCTGTTGTGAAAAAGCAGTTGGCCAGGATAGCGTTGGCACTGGTAGTAGCTGCATCAATTGCTACTGTGGCTGCGGCTGCTCCACTGTTTGCACCAAAGAATGTTACTGTTGGATCAGCAGTATAACCTGATCCAGCCGATGTGACTCCTAATGCTTTGATTGCACCGTTGGCGTGCAAGTATACTGTGCCGATGGTTGCAGTTGTGCCGTTTGTTAGGTCTGGTGCGCTCACAGTCGCGCTTACATTGGCTGCATAGTATCCGCTGCCAACAGCACTGAATGTTGCAACTGCATTACCAGATGTGATTGTTACACCTTCGCCGCCGGGCCCTGTACCCAGTGGATTAATATATCTTTTGTTAAGTGGACGTCCCATTTGTTTATCTCCTTGTTATGGCGTTCTAGGCCTCGCGGTGGGTGCCGCAAAGTCCTCTATTGAGGCTCAAATGATTAGAACAAAATTATTTATCATAAAGTTTGCTTTCTACTTGCAGTGACTATATAATAACACTTGATGCTAGTCAGACAGCATCCTGTTTAGTTCAATACCTGGGGCGACCCAGGTATTTTTTTGATCAACAAAAAACCGCCTTGCGGCGGTTTAATGTTTCCCATCCCGAGTGGAATTATTGGAAGCTGAGGTTGCTTACGCTGATCTCGCCCAGGTAATCTGCTGCGTTACCCAGAGAAGATGCAGTGTTGGTCAATTCAACATAACCATAACGTGTCATAAAGCCCACGACTGGTTCAAATGTTGATGGATCCAGCACAACGCCAGAACTCATTAGAGGAACATATGGGCAGTAGAATGCGGCTGCATCAGCTTCACTGCTACCCTTATAACCTACTAGAACAGCTTGGCTGTCGCCAGCATAGCTGTCAACATACACACGCATTGCACCGTTCAAAGTACCAACAAACTTGGTGTTTGTAGGAGCTTCAAATGTGCCTTCTGTGGTACGTGCAAATGCGCTGGTTGTTGCGCTTTGCAGTACTGTTAGTGTAGCTGGACTTACAACTGCCCAGTTACCAGCGCCACGACGTGTGCGGCTTGCGATCTTGTTAGCAACACGGTTGATAAGAACAGCTAGTGCAGCATGCTCGTCACCAACAAATGTAGCTGTACCACTTACGGTACTTTGATCAAATGTTTCTTCTGTAGCAGCAAGACTGCGTAGGCTGCCCAGAATTTCCTGGTCAATCTCAACAGTGATTTCTTGTGCTAGTGCAGCCATGATTTCTGCTTCAATGTCCAGGCCATGCATGGCTTGTGCATCTTGTGCAGCTTCAAATGTCCAGCGAGCACTTAGCTTGCGTGACTTGGCTTCAACTACTTGTTTCATGATTTGCACGTTGATACGGTTACCTGCTACACCTTCAAGTGTGCTGGTGCTGCTTGGGCGACCGCCTGTGTTTGCTGTGCTAGTAGCACCAGAATAACCAACAGCAATCTTGAATGGGCTTAGAGCTTCTTCACCTGCTGTGGTACCGGTTGCTAGATCGCCAGAACCAGAAGCTTGGCTATCAGCATAACGAACACGTAGTGTGTGGATTTGTGCAACTGGACCAGTCATCGGCTGAACACCAACAATCTCGTTAGCGATAACTGTTGGCATTACACGGCGAATCACTGGAAGAATCACACGGTTTAATGTTGCTACATTGCTGGCAGCAGTTGCTCCTGCTGTTGCACTTTCTGCCAGATACTTGCGAGTGTTCTCTAGGATTACACCCATTGTGGTTCTCTTGGAACCGTTTAAGCCTTCTAACAGGGCTTCTTTGGTTTCGCCCCAACGGCTTTCTAGTAGTGCGCTTGTCATTTTATTTCCTTCTCCTGTTTAGGGTTATTAATTAAGCCCTGCTAAACGCTTGATCTCAATCACGTTGTTAACGTCTTCAATCGGTGCGCTGACCTTAGCAGCCTTATCTCCAGTTACTACAGTACCTTCAGTAATTACAGCTTTAGCAGCTGACTTCTTAACTGAAGTGTTGTTCAGTACAGCTGGAAGATACTTTTCAAATGCAGCCTGTAATTTATCAGTCTGCACATTTTCAAGAAGTTCACGCATAATGGTGCTCTTCTCTTCATTCAGAGGTTTCACTAGTTCGTTCAGTTTGACCTTGCGATCTTGTGATTCTCTGATAATCTTGATTTCTTTTTCTTTGCTCTCAACCAAGATAGCAGTTTTTTCTACCTTAGAGATTGCTTCTTGTAGCTGTTGCTCTTTACGATCTAGTTCAGCTTTCATTTTAGCAACTTCTTTGTTCTCATTTAGATGAGTAACAGCAAATTCGCTAGCGAACGCTTCAAATAGACGACGTCCAAACATGTTCTCACGAGCCACTTGGATGTCCTCCTTTAGCTGAGTTAACTCAGTTTCAAGGTTGGTTGACACAGCTTCTTTCACAAGACGTGCGCTACGCTGAACAAATTGTTGTTGTAGTTCAGCCAGTTTCTGCTTGCCTTCTTGTACTAAACGAACGCGAGCTTCAACCACTGCTTTTTTATCTTGTTCAAACTCTTGGATCTCTTCTGCTAGTGCTTTAACCACAAACTGTTCTAGACTCTTGATAGAGTTTTGATATTGTTTGCGATCTTCACGTAGCTCTTTGATTTCCTCGGCAAGTTTGCCAATCATGAACTGATCAAACTTGCCTGCACTTTCGGTCATGTGACGTTTGAATTTCACACGATCTTCAGCTAGAGCTTGTTTTTCATCTGCAAATTCTTTAATTTCTGCAGATAAAGCTTCGGTAACCATGGTGTCTAGAGCATCAACCATTACACTTTTATCATGCTCATACCGTTGAGCAAATTCCTCACGCAATTCAGCGCGAATACTTTCACGAGCTTCAACTAGCTTGGTTTCCCAAGCTTCATTGATAGCGGTGCGGGTATCCTCGTTGATAATGCCTGCGTCTAACAATGGTTTGATGGCATCAAACATTTACCTTCTCCTATATTTTCAAGTCTTTGATCAAGCGAGTTACCTGCTCTTTCAAATACTTTTGCACACGCTGATTCTCACCAGCTTCGCCTGCAATTTCCAAAGCACGATGTCCATGACGCATGTTCATGAGACCTTCGTAGATTGCTTTTGGATACGCATTTGGTGCTGACGGTTGTGCTACCACGTCAACAGTAATAATTTCAAAATCGCTTACCTGACCAGAACCTTCGTTCACATTGCCTGACCCACGTGAACTTACGCCTAGCTTGACTCCGCTCTCTAACATGGTTTTAACCAAGTTGCCCATTGGAGTTGGTAGGATTTTTAGTTTGCCATAACCAGCGTGTCCATCCATCCACATATCTGTGATCATATGGCTTACGCGGTCAAGATTGATCTTTAGGTCGTCTGGATGATCTACTTCGCCCAGCACACTGTGACCTGTCTTAATTTGCTCGTTAATTTGGCTAACAGCTTTTTGAATCTCTGAGATAGGATATACACGCTGGTTGGCATTTTTTACGCCACCCTCAATGCATATCCCTTTCAGATAAAGATTTTTACCTTTGCCGTCTGATGCTTCCTCGGTTAATACTTCTAACCGGGCTGCATCAAACGTAAGGTTTTCTCTTAGGTACAAAGCCATATTTTGCGCCTATATTACTTGCCACCAGATTCAATACTGGTCTTGTTTACACCACCATCTTCGCCTTTGCTTGCGCTTTGCTTGTTAGTGTAGCCTTTGGTCTTACTGTTCACGCGGTTTTCTACGTCGCCGATTAAATCAGGACCCTTTTTTACAAATCCGCCAACTTTACCTTTTGGACTTGTACCGTCTGGCGCCTGCTCGCTACCACCTTTAACGATATTAGCTGCTGTACCGCCCATGTCGTTTTTGCCGGCTACAATGTGATTTTTATTCACGCTCACACTACCACCTTTGCCAACTTCATGTCCTTCAGCACCACCTTTTTTCTCAGCACCGTGACCATCGCTGACTTTTTCAACGTACTCGCGAATTTGATCAGCTGCGGAACGATTACGACGTGATTCTGACATGTCTTCTTCGTCTTCTTCCTCGTCTTCTTCTTTGTCGTCCTCTTCAGCTTCAAACATGCTGTTCATCTGCATGTCCTCATCATCATCACTACCCATGTCCATATCGTCCATGCCGCCCATGTCTTCGCCGCCTTCGTCTGCCATCATGGCATCAAATTCAGCTTTGAGCTCGTCTAGTGCAGATTCAAGATCCATCACGCGATCTTCTAGATCGCCTTCGTCATCACCGCCCATGTCTGGCATGTCGCCCATGTCATCATCGTCGGTACCAATTTCGTCGCCGTCCATGTCGTCCATGTCGTCTTCAGCTTCTTGCATGCCTTCTTCGTCAGCAGAAACTTCATCTACCATGTCTTCAACAGCATTTCCGCCCATGCCTTCGTCGTACTGCTCTTCGTCCATCAGGCTTTCGTAAATACCGCGGCTTTTTTCTACTACGATATCGTGAAACAGAGCACGGGCTTTATCTTGCTCATCATTAACGATATATTCAATTAACTTTTCATACTTGTTCATAGGAACTCCTCATAATATGGCTTGTAAATTATTTACATAATCTACAAATATTTGGTACAATATCGGTGTTTTTTGACGTATTTTGACGTACAATTATATGCCGCCCGGGGCAGCAGGGGTTTCAGCAGAGGATGCTTTGTACTGTTTTTTGACTTTTTTTAGTTTTTCTTCGTGTTCTACTTTGCGCACATCGTTCATTATGCGCATGCGATTGATCTGTTCAAGGCTCAATCTGGTTTTGCGTAGATCCTTAAGTTTCATCACAGAATCGTCCTGCTTTTCTGTATAACGTCCTGTGGTTTCTGAATCAAATAGCTCAAATATGTTCATAGTAGTGTATTTAATCCAAATGATTAAATTGCTGGTGCAGGTGCTCCAGGAGCACCTGCTATTGGGCTAGCTGCTCCAAGATCGGGCACAGGCCCGGCGCCTTCTGCTCCTTCTGCTGGTGGTGCTAGCGTTTCCATATCGCCTTGTATGCTGCCTGGACTCACACCCACGCTGCGCAGTCCTGCTGGATCCGCCGGTGCTGCATCTACATCGCCCTGCTCCTCGGCCCACATACGTTCATTTTCTGCCATTTCAGCTTCGCTTAGTCCCAAGAAGCGAGTCATCAAGAAACGCTTGCTCATGTAAGGATACTGTTCTAGCTGAGTGAATGTGTTAATACGTGCAATATCTACTTCTGCCTGGCGATACTGTGCAAAGTTTTGCGGAGGGTAGAATACCAAACTAAACAGTTGATTGTCAATGTTTACACCACGCCACCTCATGAATAATTTAAACTCTTTGTCCAAATAATTAGAGATGCTGTTTTGTAATCTCATACAGTACTGATTAAAGCGCCATTCTTGAATCAGTGCTGTACCCACTTTACCATCAGTGAATGCGCCAGCTGCGCCATCATCTAGTCCGGTGGGCAGATATGAGCTAGGAATACGTAGACCACGGAACAGCTTGTTGGTAAAGAAGTGCAGGTCTGTGATTTCGCCTAGGTTCTGTCCACCTGCTAGTGTTGTAACTTCGCTACCTCTGCCGTCTGCTGTTACAGGAAAAAAGTAATCTTCGTTTTGACTTAGTGGATTATAAGTGGCGTCCATCATGCTAGCACCACCGCCTGTGCTGGTAGGAATACGACGTTGATGCACTTCGTTCTTGATACGCTCTACAAACGCCATGGCCATGTGACTGGGCATGTTGCCCACGTCAATCTTGAAAATTCTACGCTCCGGAGCACGTTGCACACGATAGATAATAATCGCGTCTTCTAGTAATTCTTTTTGCTTGAATACCTTGAACACGTTTTCTAGCACACTGCTGCCAAATGGCCAGTACACATCCAACCCTTCGGTTAGACTTAGATGCACAATGTGTTCCGCATTGATCGCATACTCATTTTGCGCACGACTGAATCTACTTCCTCCGGCAAACGGAGCATTAGGCTGTATATAGCTGCCACTGGGACCGCCTACTTGTGGATGGTTGATATAAGTGTCTGTGGCTGCAACTTGTGTGGCGCTGAGATTTTGAAAGTTTGGATTTAGATCTTTTAGTACGTACTGCTCAGGTTCCTTGCCTTCGCTTTCGTTCACAATAATCTTGGTAATCTTGCTCATTTCCACCCAAAACAGTTTGAATGTTTCTGGATCGCGAATAAACACTTGGTCACCGTACTTGATAGTATTTCTGAATATTTTAAATATTCTCTTGTTCAGTTCGTTTAGATTCACCCACTGTTGCAGTTGTTCTTTTATAATCTTGATTTCGTTGTCAGTAGGAGATTCTTTAAAATGCAGATCAAAAGGCAAATTACTATCTTCATCAATCTGTGTACTAAATTCTGAAATGATATCCAGTGCAGCATTTACTTCAGAATCCATGTCCATTTGTTCGTATTGATTGTATCTTTCAATACGATTTGGATGTCCAATGTACACTTCTGGTAGGTTACTCTGCCAGTTACGATAGCCAGGCTCGGCCATGCGTCCTGAAATTGGACTTGCTGTTTGCGGAAGATTTACGCCTTTGAAATATTTGCGCCAGGTCATGTGAATGCTTTCTCTGTTGTGTATTTACTTTAAGAAGTGTTTCGTGCAGTCTTTTTGCCGTAACCAGCAGCAGCTTCGGTTGCACTCACAATGGCTTCTAAACGTTGTAACATGAGCTTTTGCAGTTGTTCAACATTTCTTTGGCTAGCAATCAATAGGTCGTTGGTGTACTTGGTATTCACAGCCACAGTTTCCATGGCCGCAGCTTTTTCTGCAGCAGTTAGTCCTTGTTTAGCAGGTAAACTACCCAAGGCCACACGCGGTGGTGTTGATGTTCCTGGTTGTGCAGTGGTAGGAGTTCCAGCAGTTGGTTTGCTCTTTATCAGCTTGCTAACTTCATCGCGATACACCGCAGGCACTTGTGCCAATGTGTATTGGCCAGCACTAACACCATTTGCCCAGCTTTGAATATTTTTTTTGTCAGTTTCATTAAATGTTGTTGCCGCTGGTGTTGTAGAAGTGGTAGTTGGTGCAGCAGGTCTTGCCACGTTGGCTGTGGCCGGTTGTTGTTGATCTTTCCAACCTAATTTTTGAGCTAGATAACTTTTAGCTTCGTTCCATTTGTTACTCACACTGTCCATTAATCCACTGGTAAAGTTACCAACAGTTTTAAAAGTGCTTTCTAGGTTGGCATACAATTTAGGAAACTCTGATTTAAACTTGGCTTGAGTGTCTGACAATAGATTTTTAGCCAGTTTGCCTGCCTCATCAAAACTTTTAGGAAACTTGCCAATCACTTCTGCCAATTTAGGATGAGCTGCTAAGAATTCATTTGTGGATTTTTTGGCCCAACTGCTTACATCTTCCCATTTCTTGGCTATGCCAGCACTCATGTTAGACCACATTTCCTGCGCCTTTAGATTGAGATTTTGAAGACCTTGTGCCAGTTGTTTTTCGTCAATCAATCCAAATGATAATCCAGATAATGCGCCTGCTAGCGTAGAAGACACTTTTTGCCCTGTGGTTGCTTCTTGGCCTTCTTTTAGATCAAAATTTGCTGCGGTATTTTGATAACCTTGAAAACCAGAATAACCAGCGCCTGCAATGGCCGCAATTGGACCAAGAAACTTTGCACCAGTGACTAACATGCTGCCCATCTTGCCCATCTTTGACATCATGTTAGCAAATTTGCCGCCGCCTTTGCCAGGGCCGTCATCAAAAATTGCATCAAATCCTGTACTGC